CTACGCCTGCCGCACCTGAGAGGTCGGCAGCGGTCGCGCCGATCGCCCCGGCTCCGCCTGCTGTGACGGCATTTCCTGCTGCAATCTCAGCCGCAGTCAATGCCCCTCCACCCGCGCCATACGTCGCACCAGCACTTGTGGTCGATCCTATCGCTCCTGCCAAATACGGCGCTGCTATAACGCCGCTTATTCCACCTACCATCAGTTTCCCTATCGTGTTCATCCTCCGATTGTCGGCACGATCCTGGTCGCCAATTTTTTGCCATGTTGCATCAACGAAGCGATGATATTCCTCGTCTTTCGGAACCTTGTCTGCGCCACCCCACAACTCAGCTAGCAACTGTTGTGTATGTGCAGCAGATTGTGAATTGCGCGCCTTGAGCCAGCGGCCTACCTCATCGGTATTTTGCGGGTCAACGGTTATGCCGTCGTAGTACAGTTTGTTCAGCAACTCTATCGGATCGACGCCTGCGCCCTGGCCTATGTCCCCACCTTGCCATTGATTTGCTTCGTCATAGCCCGTTGACATAGCCTGGGCGCGAATTGGTTCAAGGGCACGCTTCACATCGGCAGCAGTAACCCCGACCTGCTCCATAGCTGCCCTGGTTGCGGCAGGATTATCGCGATTCGCAATGACATATTGCCGGATTTGTTCTTCTTCTTGTCCGGTTAGTGTTGGCTGTATCCCTGCAAACTGTGCTACTTGCCGCCAGGGCACAGTACCACCGGAAACCCTTGCGATATCTGTCAACGTCACTTGACCAGCAGCGACGGCTGCCGCGATCTGCGCAGGCAGGTCCGGGTTGTTCAGATTCTGATCGATGTACTCGCGTATCTGCTGGTCTGTGAATTGTGCCATGGCTATTCCTTCTTGACCTTTTTCTGGTCAGCAACCTTCTCGTCAGGCTTCTCGGTTACAACCAATGTGTTGACGAACTGTTCATGTAAAAAGCAAATACCAGTGGCTACCGCCACGGTAATCCTGTTCCCGGCGTTGTCGTTCATCAGTTCAATTTGATTCTTGACGACGGCTATGCACTCGTCTTTGGTCATTTCCGCTCTCCCAGTTGGCACTCAAGTGTTGATACGAACAACAGTAGTGCTGCAATTAGTTTCATCTTGTCTCCTATTAACATTGCGTTCCAGCGCCAGTGGCGTCAACGAACAAACAAACTTTGCCGCCGATGTTGAAGTACATAAAGGGCGGGGTGCCGGTCCCAGGTACAGAACCGAGTTTGTACTTTGCGGCGGCCAGATTGTGTGTCTGATGGATAGATATTTGACCCAAGCTTGCACTGTCATTATAGACCGTGCCGGAGGTGTCTTCCGGCATCAACATGCTGTAACCGTAATGGGTTAACGCATATATAATCGAGAATGGATTTGGGTATCCGATCGCATGAGTCCACGCTGAACCAGAATCGACATTACCTGCTATCGTCAGTCCAGTAAGGGTGCCAAGAGAAGTGATAGCCGTCTGCGCTGCGCCGGTCACGGTGGCCGCGCTTCCTGAAGCGTTGCCGGTGAGATTGCCTGTAATCGCGCCCGTTACGCCGAGCGTGCCGGCGATAAGCGTGTTGCCGTTATTCCCATTCACACTGAATTTCGATGCTCCAACCGGGGTATTCCAGATGTCGAGCGCCGGGGCAGTCGTTGCGGTGATTTTGATCGGCCCACTTGAGGTAATGGCATTCCCGGTGCCGTATGCAGTGGCTTGTATGGCCGCAACGGTCGCGGTCAGCGAGACGGCATGAACGGGCCAATTCGTTGCCGTCCCTGTGGTGCTGTTGGTCGCGTAGAAACTCGGACCTGATGCGCCGGCCCCGCTCGTTTCCGCGTAGAGCGCCGCATATGTGCCCGAGGCGATTGCGGCAATTCCGTGTTTTGCCCCGCTCACATAAACGGCGGTGTTGGCAGAGTTTCCCGGCGGCCCGCTGCTGGTGCTTGTGGCCCCGGAGAAAATTGCACTACCTGACACGGCAATATCACCCGCCTGCGTGATCGTCACGGTAGGCGATCCGGTCGGGCCGGAGGAAAAAGACGTGGCCCCGGAGGAAAGAATGGTCGTGTTGCCGCCGCTCGTCGCGGTCAGCGTTGTTGCGCCGAGGGTGAAACCTCCCATGACGCCTGTTCCAGCCATAGCGACGCGGAACGGCGATGTGGCAAACGTCGCCCCGCCTAGCCAGATACCGCTTGAGTCCGCTTTGAACCAGTTAGGTGAAGTACCAATGGATATGGACCCATAGAAAGTGCCCGTTGATCCAGTAATGTCTCCCGCAAAACTCGCCGCCCCATCCGCTGGATCAATGAAGAACGTGTATGCCCCCGTCGCATCAGTTCCTGCAATTCCAGCAGTACCGATGACGACGCCAGCCAGCCCATTCTTGTGATAAAAGAGCGGGTCTCTGCCGTAGATTCTATTGAGCGCATTACTGACGCGCGTGGAAAAATTGCGCAACTGCGCGCCGTTGTAGGTGTTTCCGAACCGAGGGAAACCGAAGTCCATTATTTTTTCCCGTCAGGCTGCAAATCGAGGCGAATGCCACCGTAGCGCCAGTCATCCGAGACTGCGGTGCTGGTGAGGGCAATGGCTATCTGACGCCCGCGAGCACGCACAGACACATTCCCGGTCGATGACGTGATCGAGTACGGCCCCTTGGTGATTTGCTCTCCCTGTGGGTACTTCCTCGTTTTCAGACTCATAGCCACCGTTCCGGTGAGCGCCTTGAAGTCTGGTATCGCTCGACCGCAGAACGCCAAAAACTCGCCAGAGCCATTCATTTGCGCGTTTCCCGGAAGCTCGATATCGTAGCTCTCCAAGGTCGCCGTCATGGCTGCGGTTCCGTCCTCGGTTCCGCTGTCGTGCTTATAGATGTAACCATCGGCGCCGGCTGCATAGACGTAATCGAAGATATCGGAGTTTCCGACGGCGGCCGTTCTCACACGAGTGCCCGACGACCAGTGCTTCTCGTCGATGTTGTAGATGACGTAATTCGTGTTCTCGGTTTGCGCATTGGCCGGGTAGTCCCACCAGATTTCGCGGAACTGCTTGTTGAAGTGGGCCGTGACCTTGAAGCCTTGGACCGTGTTGATGAGCGGCGTCTTCACATCCCCGAACACGGTGTTGTGCACGTCGCAGGGCAGGACATTGATCGTGCCGTCGTAGACCATGAAGTCCCTTGATCCCATCCAGTAGATTTTGCCGTCCACTTCGATAGCGGCATTGGGACCCTGGATGCCACGATTCTCTCCCCTGACGTGGAAGTCGAACGTCAGGTTGTCCTGCCCCTCGTAGGTCATGCTCCAAAGATGACTGTCGGTGAAGATGGCATACTCGCCAGAGAGCGTCTTGATGCCGCATATGATCTGATTGCCGGTGCTCAGGTGCTTGGAGCCCGCGGTATTACCGACAGCAGCGGTCCACGTATCGTAGTCTTGGCTACTCGACCAGCGGATCAGCATCGGGTCCAGGTAGGTGCCGTTGTGGGCTCCCAAGAGGACAAGATGCAGCCCCAGGGGCGAGACGAACAGGCCGTTGGCCGAAGTCGGCGCAGCAGCTATCACCGCTGCAGCCGTGCCAACCCCAGTGGAGGTATCCCACCTGTAGATCGACCCGCCGCGACGATTGATGATGAGGTCTTCGCCCCAGTTGTCAGCCGTCCAGACGCTGCATTGCGCGCCGCCATCAGTGGAATCAGTCACGCCGGCCGCCAGACCTGCGGGGGTAATATCGGAGAAAGTGCCGCCGGTCTCGACGTAGAACTTGCTGGTGCAACCCAAGGCTTTGTAGCGCACAAGGGCGAGCGAAGCAAAGTCAATCAGGAGACGACAGATACCGGAGAAAGTATCCGTATCGTACTTCAGCCAGCCGCCGAGCTTCTGCGGCATGCCGTTGTGGAAACGAACCTTGTTACCGGATTTCCACCTATTGCGCGATTCTCTATCTGTGGAAATTGTGAATAACCCTGGCTCGATTTTGATCTCTGTCAGAGACATGATAGATCACCGCTCATGCGCTCTCTAGCGCGACGCTTTTGTTGTCCTAAAGAAAGGTTATGTCGATATTCTGGAGTGAAGTTCATCGGTTTATGCGTTTGATCCCAGGCTTCACGCATTTTCTTCTTCGTTTCCTCTTTAGTAGGAGCCCTGCGTCTTCCAGATGCAGACATATTGGCTCTCGCTGCATCTGTTGCTGGAGCCCTACGTCTTGCAGCTAATGACATAGCCGCTCTCGCCTCAGCAGATGCCTTCTTTCCACGCATCG